GTGCCAGTCATAAGCTGGGCCGTCGTACATCGGGGTTTTCATGTTCCGGCTGGAGATCATGAGCCGAAGAAATGGATAAATGCGGCAGTCTCCCGCGGCTGCCTTGCGTAAGGTTGGCTTGCCGTCTTTGATCCCGCCGGGGATTTCCTGTCCGATACAGGGAACATCGTAGGACCAACTTGTGCCAGGATCGCCCATCGGCAACGGCTGACCTTTTTGATTCTTGAGCGGCGAGTTAATCCGAATGTCGCGGATAAATGTCCAGCGAATTTCGCAATACAGGTTACCCCAGTTCCGGTTCTGCTCTCCGTAACGGAACTTTTCTGCGTAATCCACGCGACGGGCTTGGACGCGAGACTGGTAACTGACTCCACTGATGGGTTTCAGTTCTGACTGAAAGAGTGGGAATCTGCCGTGCGCTTCCGCGATCGGCATGTATTGAAAGATAGTGACAACATAAGAGCCCTGCACATCGTTGTCGGAAGGAATCTGGACGGGAACGACATCAAGAGGCCCGAGCGGCTCAAAAACAATCTTGCGTTCCCCATAGCCGTAGTCGCCAGTCGAAACATGCGGCCAGATGTACCCACGCCCCATGACGGTTGAGAACTGGAGCGCCTTGCGAATCTGGCTTGGAAACTGCGATTCCAGGTAGACCCCGCTGGCGACTTTATTGATCATTTCCGCGTAGGGTTTGAACTGTACCGCGTCCGAACTATAGCTCCCAATCTCCCTGACTTCCGAGATCGTCTCAATAAATTTTCGGATGTCGTACTTCAGACCGTTCGAGACGAGAGTGGATTTCGTCTTGTCATCGAAAATCGCGTCGAAGATTTTTATGTTCTTGGCGAGATCTTTGTATGCGCGCTGGCTTGAGAGCCAGCCCTCGCCTTCCTCCAGCTGCTCCTCAATCCATCCCATTCTTTCATCGGCGGGGGCGGTGAAAGGTGGGACCTGCCACGATGTCGCTATGTCCTTGTCTCTCACGGCGCGACACCTTCCCTTGCTTCGCAGTGCATAAACGTTTCCGCGATTTCCAAACGCCGCTTCTCGCGCTTCTCTTTCGCATTCTGAATGAAGAATGCCATGAACTGCTTATTCAGGCTATCGTCCGAGCCGGCGAGACACGCCTCCATCTCTGCGATAATCTCGGACTGCACCTTCCCTTCATACTCGAAGCGCTCAACTTCCGTCATCTCCCGAATGCGTTTTTCCTGACGACGTAAACGCCTGCTCCACATATCGACTTCGGCGGCGTGTTGACATTCGATCTTTTGGAAACCTTTAGGCGGGGGAGCGAGCGGGGAGGGCGGACACATAATGAACTGCGTTTTTGGCTGGTACCAGAACACGACTTTTGGCTTGTGCGCTGGACGCGCGAGATGCCGGGGGACAATGAGATCACTCACGCCATGTCTCCGACGCTGATCTCAGACGATTTATTCCACGACAAATCCAGTTCTGGTTTGCGACTCACAGGCTGAGAGTACCTTTTTTGTGAGCGCTCTGCAAGAACATCGAAAGCATGGCGAGTAAAATATGATTGAGCCGCCGCACGCACGCGGTCATCATGCTTTCCCGATTGGTGCTCCATTTTAGACTTCCCGCTCTTGGCAATCTTCCGTTCAAGTGAGGACAGTTCCATGATGAGGAACGGTGAGTTCGGCTTGTACCAGCCGTTTTGCACGGCGTCGATGAAGCGATTCATTAGCAGCGGCACGCTCCAGGCGTTTGAATACCAGCCTTCCTTCGTTCCCTTATTTTCCTTCACGTTCTTGGAGTCGTAGCGAGTGTCGATGTGGTGGAACGTGAATCCCATGAGTTTCAACTGAAGCTGGCAATCGTCACCGGGGCGCTCACGTTGCTCAATCGCAAACTTGCACCCGCGAGGGTCTTTTGTGTTCTCTCCGTAAAACGCGGCAAGACATGCGGCAAATCCAACCATCTGAGGGGGGTTAACGCGATTCGATGAAAACTCGCATACCTGAACATCGCAATTCTCACCTTGTACGCTTCGAGCAATCGAGAAGACGCTGCGGTCTTCGTCATCGTGGCCTAAACCGTCTGCGGTATCGATGCCGATGGAATAATCCTGCGGCTCGCCTTCGTGACCGGGAGCCTGATTAGGTTCTTCAAAGATCAGAATCTTGTCTAGCGACTTCCGCTCATCGTCTTCCTCAAAAGGGCGTAGCGGAACCATAACCCACTCGAAACGCTGGCCTCGATGGGAATTCCAAACAACGCGTATTCTTTCTTTGTCATAGTCGATTTCGCTTACGTCGGGCTCAAAGCCGTCGTCGATCGAATCGCCGGTAACCGCGTAAGCCTGATAGCCTTTCTTGCGCTCCTCGCGGGCTGTGTCGATCACAATCGGGTCGAACACGAGGTCGTTCTCCCCTTGCAGGGCTTCGTAATCATCGGCAGGTTTTTGCGAAAACCATATTTTCTGGGTATGCGAATCGACGGCCTGAAGATAGTTCCATTCCCAAAACCATTGTTGCTCGATAGGCATTCGCCAGTTCTTCCCAACGACTTTCACGAGATAGTCCGTACTGTTGATAAACAACTCACATCTGAGCACGTGCTTCCTGGTCATCTCTAACGGCTTGAAGCCTGCGGGAACCGGATGTGTACGGATGAAGTCTTTCGTGGGAAACAATTCTGGAGTCATCGGCCACGGTATAAATATCGGTCGGAGCCGAGATTGTCCAAGAGGCCATTTCTCTCTCGCGGATCGCCACTTGTCTGCAAGCCATCCCGTGCTTCCACCACCCGTCCCCTCTAATACAAGGGAGAGCTTGTAGGTCGAGTGAGTGGCATGAAGCAACCCTTCCTCGATTGACTTCTTGGGGTTCGGTATATCGGCTATTTCGGAAATGTGCACTCGCGTCGGGGTCCAGCCTTGTGCGATTCCAGTAGCTTGATTACCGGACTGAATCGACATGACCGAGCCGTTGTCGAAGCCGATCATGTTTTTCTTATCAGTGGTTCGTGAAGGACACAGCCACAGCGGGAGCCGTTGGATGCAGGTTTCAATGATGCGCGTGATTAGTTCTGACTTCGCTTCGATCACGGACCCCATGACAGCTTGCGTGTGAGGAGTGAATAAAATGGCCTGCACAAAGTTGATCGCTACCTTCGTAGTTAATCCTTGCTGTCTTGCTTTCAGACAGAGCAGTTCATTAGAACGCCGCTCTTCTTCGGCTTCCGCCGTAACGTTGTCAATCACTGATTGCCCTAAACGGTTTTCGAACTTGAAAATATCTCCTTTCTCGTCGCACACAAAAGCGTAGCGAGATTCAAAGTAGGACGTGTCCACCGCGCACAGCAGTTGTTCGTTGAATACCCAGTGCCGAATCTGCTTGGCGCGTGCTGCGGTGATCTTTCGGCTGAGATCAATACTGGTAGTTCGCTGGTTGCTTTCTGTCGCCGTGATCGAGTCGATGTAAGCTTTAAATTCTTCCACTTCCGCGAGCGTGTGGTAACGCGGCTCCCATTTCTCGCGTCTGGCAAATTCTTCTAGTGTGGCAACTATGACTTTGGAGGAGTACATTATTTGGGAACCATATACATAACTCCCTAAGTCCCTACTTTCGGCCCAGTTGTGCCGTTCATCTCGTACCAGACAAATTCACCGTCCTCGCCGATGGGGAAATGACTGCCACAGGTTGTGCAAAATGTGCCCGAGTAGAAAAACGGATCGCGAGCGTAGGTTTCCGCAATGGATCGGCTCATGGTCGTGATCTTCCCGCACTTCAGGTGCCGGTAGGCGTCGCGATATGGCCGAACGAAGCTTTTGCTCCTCTCTTCTGGATTCAACACAACATAGCCTTCCTGCATCCCATCAGCGCGAAGTTTCGTGTGGCTGCGATCTTCGGGGACAGGCGAGCCGTCCGTAAGCACTTGAGCGCTGCGATCTACCGGGATTTTCGCGGCTTCCTGTCGTCGCTTTTCGATGACCTCTTCCTCCGCGCTATGCGCCTTCTGCTGAAGAAGAAATGCAAGAGCGCGAGCCTGCTCAGGCGAGAACACGATGTGCCCAACGCCGTTCTCGTCCGGCTGCAAATCAGGGTGATTAACCACTACCTCTCCAGCACCATTTGTGCCGACTTCTAAAGTGTTCTTTGCTATCTCAGTCATCTCGTCCTTTCCCTCCCGCAAGGGAGTTAACTATATAATTCCTCATTATTTGGCTTCAAGAATCTTCTGTCTCACTGGTTGCACTTTGTCCTGCATGATACTGGAGTCTGGGAAGATAAAATTCGCATCCTCCACCATTTCCTCGCGTTCCGAATCCTCATCCTTTCCACCTGTGACGATCTTATTGAAAATGGAAATGCCCTGCGATTTCGGCAAAGCCCCAAGCATAGTGTCGAGAGCGTCCCTATCGCGGACTCCACCAGCTGTTTTCGCGAATTCCACGCGCTTCTTTGTAATCATTGGGTGCGCTGCGACGGCAATAATCTTGACAGAGTTGACCGAGTGCTCCCGGATAGCAAGCATCATCTCGCCCCACAAATGCTTAATGTTGAGATTGGCCGCGAGGGCTACGCCTTCGATTCCAAGGGCCTGCTGATCCCTGGTTCCAAAACTATCCCACTTCTCAAGAAAGGCGATGCTGGTTTGCTCTTCGGAAAAGCGCAACGCTTTGATCGCCAGAGACAGCCCTCCGCGGACTTCTTTCAGAATGTCCGTGATCCTTGGAGCTTGCGCGAGGGCTTCTTTACTTACGTGTTCCCTTTTGAGGAGGTAGTCTTTTCGAGGTAGCGCGAGGCTTGGGGGAGGGTTTCTGGGGACCCTCTGGAGGTCGGTCGATAATTGCTTGCTCTCGGACTCCAACGTCGGAGGTCCAGGTTGAGAGACTTTCTTCGCTCGACCCTTGCGAGGCGCGGAGCTCGTCTTCAGTGCTTGGAATCCTGGTAATGGTTGCGTCTCGGGCATCGGGCTTGACCGGGAATTCCTTATCGAACCGGGCAGCCTCTAGCTTATACCAAGCCGCCGCAGTGTCTGCAAGCACTTCTAAAGCGGCGGCAATTCTCGCCATTGAACGCTCATCCGCTTCTGCCATCTCTCTGATATCCATGTCCAACCCTAGACTTTCGCCTTGGTCTTGGTGCGCCCGTAACGGATGCCCTTCACTTCTGCTTTGCCATCCTTGCCGTGCGTGAGAACTGGAACTTCCTGCCCCGTTTCCACGCGCTCTGTGTTCGGGGGCTGCGGCTCGATCTCGAACTCTCCGCCATGCTGATCGAGTTCCCCATCTGGCTTCTCGCCCAGTGTGACCGTTTCTGTCACCTTCACGGGCGCGGCACGCCCTACGTCGTGACACACTGCGTCAATTGTGATCTTGCATTCGTAGTAGTCGTAGGCGAGGTTTGTATTCAAGTAGCCGTCTTTTTCAAGACGCTGCGAGATCCGGTCGAGGATCGCCTTCCGGATCTCCTCGCCAGATAGCGGGAGAGTTAACACTTTTTCTGGAGCCATTCAATTTTCCTTTCAGAGCCTTGAATCTTCCCAATAACCGTTCCCCAGGTCCGTATTTCTCTTGCTCAACATTCGATACCGTCCACCGCGACACTCCCAAGATTGAGGCCAGGGCGCCTTGGGACAGTCTGTGTCGAGCCCGAAAGACTCTCCACTCCTCAGCGCGTCTGGCCTTATTCTTTGGCACTCTTGCCCAATGGGTCAATGTCTAACCTTAGACGTTAATTTGCCGTCAACGTCAATGTTGCGCTTTGGGCCGTTGGCGGAGGCGGAGGCGGAGGCGCTACGGCATTCACCGTCAACGTGTCCCCTGCTGTGAGGTTGTTTACTGGGTCCGTACCCGTGATCGTCGCGGTTCCAGCCGAGACTCCAGTCGCTACACCGGCAACCGGATCAACGGTCGCCACTGCTGGATCGGATGACGTGTACGCGATCGCGCCGGCGTTAGGAACGACTGTTCCCGTACCGTTTGGACCCGTCCACTCCTGGAACGAGGAATTGGCTGTTGCCCCTACAAGGATTGTCGCTGGCATATTGTCTCCTACTAGACATGGTTGATTGGCTTGCAATGTGAGTGTAGCCGATTGCGGACGGTTCAGGCGATGGAGGATTTCTAGCAGTGCGTGGCGATTGAACTTCATTTCCTCTTTCAAGAGCCGAATCGCCTCGTGCTCCAGAAAATGATGACAAGGTTGATCAGAGTGACCGCAAAGCGTGCAGATGAACTTTGTGAATGGATTGGTCATGTCTT